GTTTCCCAGTCACGATCCTATTATTGTGGAGAGTATGGCGAGAATTTTGGTAGGCCTCATTATCATGCTTTGATTTTTAATTTCGATTTTGATGACAAGTATGAGTGGCGTCATTCGTCTAGTGGTCATGCTTTGTATCGTTCTCCATTTTTGGAGAGTGTTTGGACTGCTGGCCATTCTGAGATTGGTTCTGTGACGTTTGATAGTGCTGCTTATGTTGCGCGATATGTGATGAAAAAGCGGACGGGTGACGCGGCCGCTGATTGGTATAAGCGCGAATATGTTGATAAGTTTGGTATTATTCATGAGGTGAATTTACTTCCTGAGTTTACGGATATGTCTCGTTCGCCGGGTATTGGAAAGCCTTGGCTTGATAAGTTTCATTCTGATGTGTATAACGGTGATTTTGTTTTGGTTAATGGCGCTAAGGCGCGTCCTCCGCGGTATTATGATAATGCGTTTGAGATATTATATCCGGATGAGATGGAGTTGATCAAGCAGAAAAGAGTTCTTGATTTTAAGCGACGGCGAGCTAATAATACAGTTGATAGGCTTCGTGTGCGTGAAGCGGTTGCGCTCGCCAAGTTTTATCGTTCTCATAGAGGTTTGTGATGATCGTTCAAGCTTATGCTGTTTTTGACCGTGCGGCTGGTTCTTTTTCGCCGCCTTGTTTTTTTCCGGCGAATGGTTTGGCAATTCGTTGGTTTACTGATTTGTGTAACGGTCAGTTGAAGGCTCACTATTTGGATTATCAGTTGTTTCATATTGGTGAGTTTGATGATCTCGCTGGTTGTATGGATAGTTCGACTGTTGATGGTCCGATTAGGCTTGTTTCCGGTGCTGATGTAGTTACTGGATAGTTGTTTAAGGGGGGGCGATTGTGCTCCCCTTTTTTTGTTTGGGAGTTGGAAAATGGTTCAAAGTGTGATGCAGCACGATTTTTCGCGTGTTCCGTCTATTTCTCGTCCTCGTTCGTCTTTTAATCGTTCTCATGGTTATAAGACTACGTTTGATGTTGATTATCTGATCCCGTTTTTCGTGGATTGGGCTTTGCCTGGTGATACGTTTCGGTATAAGATGACGGCTTTTGTGCGTGTGGCTACGTTGTTACATCCTTATATGGATAATATGTGGCTTGAGACGCAGTTTTTTGCTGTCCCTTGGCGTTTGGTGTGGGATAATTTTCAAAAATTTATGGGTGAACAAGATGATCCTGGTGATAGTACCGATTTCCTTGTTCCACAGATTGTTTCGACTGCTGTTACGGGTTATGCGAATCAGTCTATTTATGATTATCTTGGAATTCCTACTCAGGTTCCTGGATTATCTCATTCTGCTTTGCCTTTGAGGGCAATTTATCGTATTTGGAATGAGTGGTATCGGGACCAGAATATGCAGGATAGTCTCGTTTATTCTCGTGGTGATGGTCCTGATTTGCCTTCCGCTTATGTGTTGCAAAAGCGTGGTAAGGCTCATGATTATTTTACCTCGGCGTTGCCGTTTCCTCAGAAAGGACCTGACGTTGATTTACCTCTTGGCACTCGTGCTCCTGTTAAGGGTATTGGCCCTCTTAGTGCTCCTGGCGCATCTTCTTCGCTTAATATCATGGAAACTGGTGGTTCCTCTCCTACGAATATTCAGGGCTGGCGTTTTGATCAAAATATTGGTGCTTATGCCCGTGCCGGAGGTGCTGGTACTGGTGGGTATCCTGATATTTGGGTAGATTTGTCTGATGCTGCTGCCGCCACTGTTAATGCGTTGCGGCAGGCTGTTGCAGTTCAGCAGTTGTTTGAGATAGATGCTCGTGGCGGTACTCGTTATACCGAGATCGTGTTGGCGCATTTTGGTGTGCGTTCGCCGGATGCTCGGTTGCAGCGTACTGAGTATATTGGTGGTGGTCGTTCGCGTATCAATGTGAATGTTGTTGAGCAGACGTCGGCTGCTACGGATGATAGTCCGCAAGCTAATTTGGCTGGTTATGGAACGGCGGTTTTGAAGGATCATGGTTTTACGAAGTCCTTCACTGAACATTCTATTGTGATTGGGTTTATTTCTGCTCGTGCTGATTTGAATTATCAGCAGGGGTTGAATAAGCTTTGGTCGGCTCGTACGAAGTTTGATATGTATTGGCCGACGCTTGCGAATATTGGTGAGCAGGCTGTGCTGCGTAAAGAGATTTATGCTGTGGGTTCTGCTACGCCGGGTTCTGATGATACGGTGTTTGGTTATCAGGAAAGGTATGCGGAATATCGTTATAAGCCGTCGTTGGTGACGGGTAAGTTTCGGTCTAATGATGCTCAGTCTTTGGATACGTGGCATCTTGCTCAAGATTATTCGGCTGCTCCGGAGTTAAATGAAGAGTTTATTGAGAGTGATACACCGATTGATCGTGTTGTTTCTGTTGAGGATGAGCCGGATTTTCTGTTCGATAGTTTTGCGCAGATGATTTGTGTTCGTCCTATGCCGATGTATGGCGTGCCTGGTTTGAGGCGTTTCTAATGTGGGAGAGTATTATTCCTGCGGCTATTAGTGCTGTCGGTTCGTTTATCGGCGGTAGTCAAACAAATTCTGCGAACGCTGCTATGGCGCAAGCGCAGATGGATTTTCAGGAAAGGATGTCTAATACGGCCCATCAGCGTGAGGTTAAAGATTTGCGTGCTGCTGGGTTAAATCCTATTTTGTCTGCTAAGTTGGGAGGGGCTTCGTCCCCTCCCGGTGCTTCTGCTGTTATGCAGGATGTGGTTGGCACTGCTACTCGTTCTGGTGTTGCGTCCGCTATGCAGGCGGCGCAGTTAAATGCTCAGTTGGAAAATACGAATGCTGATACTGAGTTGAAGAAGGATCAAGCGGCTGTTGCTCGGGCTAGTGAGAAGCAGGTGGAGGCTTCTACTTTCTTGACCAATCAGCAGGGTGCTGCGGAGTTTGCGCGTGTGCCGTATGCTGGTCCTCGTGCTCAGTCTGAGTTATCTCAGATTGATCGTGTTATTGAGAAGTTGGTAGAGGAGCGTAAGCTTACAGGCGCGCAAGCTAATTCTGCTGTTGCTCATGCGGAGCGTGCTCCGACTGAGGCAGAATTTTGGAAGTCTGATATGGGTCGTTATTTGATCAAGCTTGAGCTGGGCGGTAAGGCGGTTCAGCCTATTGTAGGTGCCGCTTCGTCTGCTATTGGTGCCTTTGGTTTAAATCGTATCATAGATCGTTTGTCGCGTGGTGCTTCGTCCGGTCCTGTTGATTATGACGAGGAATTTATTGATAAGCGTGGTGATACTTCGTATCGTTCTCGTCGTCATAGGAGTGCAAAATGAATGAACGTGATAAGCTTGTGTCTAAGTTTGGCGTGCGTCGTCCTTATTTTCGTCGTGCTGTTCGGAAGTCTTTTGTGAAGCCGTCTCGTGTACAGCAGCAGTTTGCGAAGGAGACAGATATCAATGAGATTATGCGTAAGTATAAAAAGACTGGATTGATTACTCATGTCAATCAGTATCAGGCAATGTATGGTGATTTTATTTCTGCTCCAGATTTTCAGGATGCACAGCAGGCGATTGCTGATGCCAATCAGATGTTTTCTGAGTTGCCTGCTGAAATGAGGGATCGTTTTGGTAATGATCCCGTGAAGTTTCTGGATTTTGTACAAGCTGTTGATGCTGATGGTAATGCGAAGAACATTGAAGAAATGCGTTCTCTTGGTCTTTGGGTTGATCGTCCGCCGGCTGATGCGACGATCAATGATATTCATAATGAATTGAAGCGAGCCAACGAGCTCGCTTCGGAGCCGGTGAAACCGGCGTGACCAGGTCGAGCGAAGAATGAGCGAGGGGCCTTTGGCCCCTTGGAGACCTTAAGGCCCCTCTGGGGCCTTTTTTTTGCCCTGTAAGGGCATTCTGGCACCGGAGGTGCCAGCCACACAGGAGTTTACTTGTTGTAACTGTGTGGACTGACAGATCAGGTCAATCTCGTGCGTGTTTTCGTGCGCGTTTATGTTGACATGTTTTGTCAGTTGTGTGATTATGGTGATGGTAGTTTATCCATAGGAGTTTTAAGATGTTTTCGAAGTATGAGAAAGATCGTATTCTTGAAGCGTTGGACGATAAGATTAAGTCTATGAAGCGTATGGCGAATTCTCGTCCTACCTTTAAAGAGGTTGCCGATAAGGCTACCTCGGAGTATAATGAGCTTCGTTTCAAGGTGGAGAAGCTCGATGAAGTCTCGAAAGGCGGTAAGTAAGGGTAAGTCTCGTAAGATTTTTCGTAAGGCGACTGGTGTGCATTCGATCAATTTGCGCCGGTCGCCGATGCGGGGTGGAATTCGTCTTTAAGTCTGACGATGGCGTGTTATCATCCCCTTCCGGCTTGGAGGCCTCGTAGTGATAATGCTACGAGGTCTTTGAGTTTTCAGCCGTTGTATGCGGATGCGCCCCATATTGGGCGTATTTTTTTGTCTTGTGGTCAGTGTGTAGGTTGTCGTTTAGAGTATTCTCGTCAGTGGGCTGTGCGTTGTATGCATGAGGCTTCTTTGTATGAGGATAATTGTTTTATTACTCTTACCTATGGTAAGGGTCAGCTTCCTGCTGGCGGTACTTTGGTGAAAGCGGATTTTCAGAAGTTTATGAAAAGGTTGCGGGAGCAGGTTTATAGGAAGTTTCAGAAATCTCGTTTCCGTTATTATTATTGTGGAGAGTATGGCGAGAATTTTGGTAGGCCTCATTATCATGCTTTGATTTTTAATTTCGATTTTGATGACAAGTATGAGTGGCGTCATTCGTCTAGTGGTCATGCTTTGTATCGTTCTCCATTTTTGGAGAGTGTTTGGACTGCTGGCCATTCTGAGATTGGTTCTGTGACTGGGAAAC